TTCTTCTTTCGAGGCAGACAGAGGTTATCATGACGACATGGTAATGAATTGTGTACTCTTTGCGTGGTTTGTAACCACAGAGTTCTTCACACACCTAACAGACACCGCTGTTAAAGATTTATTGTATTCTGAACAACAGAAAATGATAGAAGATGACATGTTACCAGCGGGAGTATTTGGGGACCAAGATGGAGACGAATCATTTGTTGACGCTAGTGGCGACAGATGGTACTCTAAGGGTTCTTAGATATTATAAATATATAAATAAAAGTGTAAACAACTTTTACAATGTAAAAATACATTAACAGGAGAAAAGTATGGCATTTCAAGTTTCACCAGGCGTTCAGGTCAAAGAGATTGACTTATCGAATGTTGTTCCAGCAGTATCCTCAACAAGAGGTGGATTCGCTGGCGTATTCCAATGGGGACCTGTTGATGAAGTAAAAACAGTTTCAGATGGACAACAACTAGTTGAAGAATTCTACAAACCAGCAGACACAAACGCATCTGTTGAAGACTTCTACACTGCCGAGTCTTTCCTGAGATATGGTTCTTCATTATCAGTAGTTAGAATATCTAACACTGGTTTATTCAACGCAAACCAAGCAGGAAACTCAGCAACATTATTAAAACATTCAGATGACTATGTGAACACCTATAAATCAGGCGCTCTACATGGTACAGTAGGAAAATGGGTGGCAAGATACGCAGGCGCTTTAGGTAACTCACTTAAAGTTTCAATGTGTGCTTCGTCCAACGCATATTTCAATGACGCTGTAACTGCTGTCAACCTTTCGAATGGATACGCAGTTGGTTCTACTTCAGTAGTAACCGATGCAGGCGCATCATTCTTAGTTGGCGACATCATCAAATTCGCAAATCATTCAACACATTACTCAGTTGACGGTATCTCATCACAAACATTAACAATCAAGGCATTAGGTCAACCCGCTGGGACTGGTCTTACAGCTGCTGTAGTTGATAATGAAACCATCGATAGATTTTGGGAACATTATGCATTGTTTGACAAGGCACCAGGAACATCAGCAGGGGCCAAATTAGTTGGTTCTGTAAATGATGAAGTTCATATTGTCGTAACAGACGAAGATGGTCTATTCACAGGCACTAAAGGTGCTGTGTTAGAATCACACGCATTCCTATCATTAGGGTCAGATGCAAAAGACTCAACAGGTAATTCAAGTTATTATAAAGATGTGTTAGAGAGAGAATCTACACATATATGGTGGTCTGGTCATTCAACAGGGGTTTACGCTTCTGCTAATGAGACTAGAACATTACAACAGGCAGTTGGCGCTGCTTTCACTAGACCTTCTCTTCCTGAGAATTCATCACTAACAGGTGGTGCAGATGGAAGAAAAAATTCATCAGTCGCACAAAAAACCGCTGCTTGGGATACACATTTTGCAGATGCAGAAACAATAGATATCTCATTCTTAATAGTTGGTTCATCATTGAGTGACGCTGGAGCTGGTTCTGAGTCAGAAGTAGATACAATTGCAAATCATAATTCACTAGTAAACAGTGCAATACAACTTGCAGAGTTAAGAAAAGATTGTTTAGTAATTGCATCACCTAGAAAAACTTCAGTAGTTGGTGTCGCAAGTGAATCAACTCAATCAACAAATGTTAAGGCAGATTACACAAATTGTACATCTAGTTCTTACGCAGTATTCGACAGTGGTTGGACTTATCAATATGAGAAGTACAATGACAAATATTGTTGGATTCCTGCATGTGGACACACCGCAGGCATCATGGCAAGAAGTGACTTACTTCAAGACCCATGGTTCTCACCTGCTGGGTTCTCAAGAGGACAATACTTAGGTATCACTAAACTTGCTTTCAATCCGAAACAAGCATCTAGAGATGACCTATATCGTGCAAGAATTAATCCAATAGTCACATTCCCTGGACAAGGTACTGTACTATTTGGTGATAAGACTGCATTAACAAGTCCTAGTGCATTCGATAGAATCAATGTAAGAAGACTATTCATCGTATTAGAAAAGGCAATCGCTACTGCCGCTAAAGCTCAACTGTTTGAATTCAACGATTCATTCACAAGGGCTCAATTCCGTGCAAGTGTAGAACCTTTCTTAAGAGATGTGAAGAACAGAAGAGGTTTAGTAGACTTCTCAGTAGTTTGTGACGAAACAAACAATACAGATGCAGTTCAAGATAGAAACGAATTCGTTTGTTCAATATTCTTGAAACCTGCTAAATCAATCAACTACATAACTTTAAACTTTGTTGCCGCTAGAAGTGGTGTTCAGTTTGAAGAAATTTACGGCGCAGTATAAGGAGTAATTAGATGGCAAGTATAGACCAATTCAAAGCACAACTTTTAGGTGGTGGGCCAAGAGCTAACCGATTTAGAGTTTTTATACCTAGAACAGGTAACAAGATTGAATTTTTATGTCAATCAGCACAAATTCCCGCTGCTACATTAGGTGTTGTAGAACAACAGTTTAGAGGACATACACTGAAACTCGCAGGAGACAGGACATTCGAACCTTGGACAGTTACAATAATTAATGATGTGGAATTCTCTTCCAGAACAGCACTAGAGGGATGGCAAACAGACATCCAGTCACTAGACAGTGGTGAGGGACAAACAAATTTAGATTACCTAGTAGACAGAGCATTTGTCGAACAATTAAACAAAGACGATTCAGTCCTTGCAAGATACGAATTCTTTAATATGTTTCCCACCTCTATTGGTGCGATTGACTTATCTTACGAGACAGTTGATACATTGGAGACATTTGATGTTGAATTCCAGTACTCGCATTGGGAAAGAGTTCTTTAAAAATAAAGTGAATTTAACGCCTAAAAGGGTGTTATAAATATAGTTATGGATATTTTAGGATTTGAAATCACTCGTAAGAAAGACGAGTTAAGAACAACAGATGTGGCAAAGAAAAACGCCACATCTTTTGTCGCTCCGCAGGAAGATGATGGTACGCCCATTATCCAACAATCACCAGGCGGATACATATCAGGTGGGGCATATGGTTCCTATGTTGATATGGAAGGTGGTATTAAGAATGAGGTTGCACTCATTAGAAGATACCGAGAAACATCTCTCGTACCTGAGTGTGATATTGCTATCGAAGATATAGTAAATGAATGTATAGTTTCAGATACCCAAGATAGAGTAGTCTCGCTAGACTTAAGAGATGTAGATTTATCAGATGCAATTCAGAAGAAAATGCATGCTGAGTTTAGGGAAGTTCTTTCCCTAATGAAATTTCATCAAAATTCGCACGAGATATTCAGAAAATGGTATGTCGATGGTCGTATCTACTTCCACAAAATAGTAGATTCTAAGAGACCTCAGGCAGGCATGGTTGATATTAGAAATATTGACCCATTAAAAGTTAAGAAAGTTCGTAATGTCGAGAAAGAGAAAGATAATAAAACAAAAATCGATGTTATTAAGAGAGTTGAAGAATTTTATGTTTTCAACGACAAAGGATTTGATAAAGGTAGTGCCTCAGAAGGTGCTACAGTAAGAATTGCACCAGAGGCAATAAGTTATACTACTTCTGGTATGCTAGATTACACAAAGAATGTTGTAATCGGATACTTACATAAAGCATTGAAGACTGCAAATCAGTTATCAATGATGGAAGATGCACTTGTTATCTATAGGATTTCAAGAGCACCAGAAAGAAGAATATTCTATATTGATGTTGGTAACTTGCCAAAAGCAAAGGCAGAACAATATCTTGCAGATACTATGAACAAGTATAGAAACAAACTTGTTTATAATGCAGATACAGGCGAAGTTAAAGACGATAGACGCCATCAATCAATGTTAGAAGACTTCTGGTTACCTAGAAGAGAAGGTGGCAGAGGAACAGAGATTACGACTCTTCCAGGTGGACAAAACTTGGCTGAGATAGAAGATATAGAATACTTCAAGAAGAAGTTATATCGTTCTCTGAATGTTCCTACTTCAAGACTTGAGGCTGATAATGGTTTCAATATGGGTAGGGCATCTGAAATTAGTAGAGATGAACTTAAATTTAATAAGTTCACTAGTAGATTGCAAACTAAGTTTGCTAGACTATTTACTGATTTACTCAGAACACAATTGATTTTAAAGAACATTGTATCGGGTCCAGAATTTGATGCAATAAAAGATTTCATACATTATGATTTTGCGACAGATAATCACTTTCAAGAATTAAAAGAAG